AGTAGCGCTAATCCCCTGCCCTTTTAATGTAACGTATGAACACATCTTAACTTTAGTGGATATATTATATACCCCTGCTGTCAATACAACTATACCCCCACCAAACGTAGCAGACAGATAATCAATCGCGGCCTGAATCTGTACATCATCGGCAGTACCGTCGCATTTTAATGTGTATTCCCCTGTGTATGTAGATGCCGCCACTACAGTGTTTCCAGACGATATCTCACATAAATCAGTTCCCGCAATATACGTTCCTGAACTATTTGCAACAATATTGTTTGAACTTTGTTTGCATCGAAGCGCATTTATGGTCAATGCGTTTTCAATACGGCAGTGATTTATGCTGAAATCTGTATAACTTACTTTAACTGCGCTATAAGAGGCATCATCCTTTCCAGTTAATCTACAATAGGAAATATTAGAATTTATACCCGATACTTCAATTAAATCTATATTAGAAGTGGTTAGTATTTGACTAGAATCACCCCCCCCGATTAACTTAATTCCAGCCTTTATTGATATTTTAGTAGTTATATTATAAACGCCCGCAGTTAATTGAACTGTTCCTCCACTAAACGTAGCAGACAGATAATCAATCGTGGCCTGAATCTGCTCATTGTCATCGGCCCCATTGCATTTTAATGTGTATTCCCCTGTATAACCTGATGCCGCTACAATACAAGTGCCTGATGATATCTCACATAAATCAGTTCCCGCAATATACGTTCCCGCAGTGCTTGCAATGATATTATTAGAGTTTTGTTTGCATCGAAGCGCATTTATGGTCAATACATTTTCTATCTTACAATGATTTATGTCAAAATCAGTATAACTAACTTTTACCGCGCAATAAGAGGCATCATCCTTTCCAGTTAATCTACAATAAGAAATACTAGCATTAACTCCAGTTATTTCAATTAATTCTATGTTGGAAGTAGTTATTATTTGACTAGAATCACCCCCCCCGATTAACTTAATTCCAGCCTTTATTGATATTTTAGTAGTTAAATTATATGTCCCCGTGGTTAATTGTACTGTTCCGCCTCCAAAGGTAGCAGAAAGATAATCAATAGCGGCTTGTATCTGCTCATTGTCATCGGCCCCATTGCATTTTAATGTGTATTCTCCTGTATAAGTAGACGCTGCTACGACAATATTCCCTGTGGATATTTCACTTAAATCTGTTCCATTTATGTAAGTTCCTGAACTATTAGCCACAATATTATTGCTACTTTGTTTACATCTAAGGGCATTAACCGTTAATACATTTTCTATCTTACAATGACTTATATTGAAATCTGTATAACTTACTTTAACTGCGCTATAAGAGGCATCATCCTTTCCAGTTAATCTACAATAGGAAATATTAGAATTTATACCCGATACTTCAATTAAATCTATATTAGAAGTGGTTAGTATTTGACTAGAATCACCTTCCCCGATTAACTTAATTCCAGCCTTTATTGATATTTTAGTAGAACAATTATATACCCCAGTAGTCAACTGAACTGTACCACCTCCAAACGTAGCAAACAGGTAGTCAATCGCGGCCTGAATCTGCTCATTGTCATCGGCCCCATTGCATTTTAATGTGTATTCTCCTGTATAACCTGATGCCGCTACAATACAAGTGCCTGATGATATCTCGCATAAATCAGTTCCCGCAATATACGTTCCCGCAGTGCTTGCAATGATATTATTAGAGTTTTGTTTGCATCGAAGGGCATTTATGGTCAATGCGTTTTCAATACGGCAGTGATTTATGCTGAAATCTGTATAACTTACTTTAACTGCGCTATAAGATGCATTGTCTTTACCCGTTAATCTACAATAGGAAATATTAGAATTTATATCCGATACTTCAATTAAATCTATATTAGAAGTGGTAAGTATCTGACTAGAATTCCCTGTTCCTATTATCTTAATTCCAGCTTTCAATGATATTTTAGTAGAACAATTATATACCCCAGTGGTTAATTGTATAGTTCCGCCTCCAAACGTAGCAGACAGATAATCAATCGCGGCCTGAATCTGCATATCATCATTAGCACCAGTGCAGAAATAATGTGCATCATATCCTTGATACCCCGATGCCGCCACAATAATAGTGGTTCCTTTGTACATATATACTTGTCTAGTGCTATTAGAATATCGTGAAATTCTTTTTTGGGTTAATGCGCCACGATCTGTAGACCTAGATTTCACCGTATAATCATATAATCCAGTCTGCTCACTAAACCGTTTCTCCAAAACCACCCCATCCTGATTAGTCCCATCGTCCATATACATTTTAACAAGCGTACCGGCGGCGGCATTTACAGCGCTCTTGAAATCATATTGGGTATTACCCATTTGGTACTCTTTAGCCATTCCAGTAGCTAAAGAAGTTACATCAGTGGCATTGAACAGGAAATTTGCCGTGTATTTATCTATTTTGGTGGTATTGGCCACATTTTGCATTAGTAACTTTCGATCTGCCGTCCTATAAAGCACATCCCCATTAATGTTCATATAGTAAAGGAAAGAAGTCGCCCCTCGATTATTCACTATAACTCTAGCCTTCTTATTGCCGAAATAATAGGTAGGTACATTAACACCATCAATGACTACATCATATCCACTTGTCACCACATATACATCACCAGAAGTCCCCTCGAACCCATCTGTGGTCTTTCTATCTGCATTCCAGTTTAGGTAATGCCCCGAAGTAGCTACTATGGAACTAAAATCAGAGGAAAAAGCCTTATAACTATATTGTTCGGTTATACCTTTCACTACCGCTTTATTGGTAAAATACTTGATGCTTTCATCAGTATATACATAATCCACAACTTGATTTTTTCCAGTAGTGTCATCAATGCCATTAGCTTCAGCAGGATAAAAATAACCGCTGGTTAAAGCATATCCAGAAAATCCGCCCGTGCTATTATATGGTAAATCTTCTCGATAAAGAAGGATATTAGATCGTTCCCCTAATTCATTATAGGTTATTTCTACACCTTCATACTCAACAGGCTTCTCTGTTCTTTCTATAGACTCTATAATATTAGTATCATCAAATTGATAAAGATAAGAATCAGTGGTATTCCATTTTATAGGGGATATTTGCCCTGAAGCATTAAAACTAAGTGCATACCCATATTCATAAAGAAATACATTAAGAAGAGTGAGTATAGATTCATCTTCAGATGGGGGAGAAAACGCTTCCACTATAGTATGAATATGAATATTACCGTCTATTTGAGCTTCAGTATACCCCGCTAGATAAGCTAATTGATGCACTATAGAGTGAGCTATGTCACTTGAATTCATTACATAGTATTCCCTGTAGATAATATCACTGCATCGTTTATCCAATTGTGCAGAATTATCCACAGCTTCTAATGGGATTTGAATATTATCTAGAATACCATTATAGGTATATTTTAGGGTTCTAGGAATTATTCCTGTAAAAACATCTCTGGCGTTATAAAGATAACTTATCTCACTATCGGTAAGCGCCCGAGTATAGATGCGCACCTCGTCCATCCATCCGCCGAAGTATCTCGACAATAAAGAATAGCTTCCAATAGCACAAACCTGAGAGGACATATAATGGGCCAACGCGGGAACGTCCATAGTTTGACTTTTTATGAGCGTGCCGTTTTTATAGATATACATCGCGACCGATGGGATAAAAACAAATTGCAGGAGACAATCAGCCGTGCATTCTGCCCCTGCGTCTGCCGTAAGAGTGACCTGATTTGTCCCATTATCGCTGATGTAAAAATAAGGCAAATTTGCCGATGTAATGGCGAGGCGTATGCCGCGCGTCGGCACGGCAGATCCACTACGGACGAAAAGATATTGTGTCGACGCGCGGCCGGCAGCCCCCTGGACCCATGCCGAAAAAGTAAAGGCCCCGGTAAAACTATTTTTTGTTATATCAAGAGAAATGCTGCCTGATGATCCGTTAAACATTAATGCATCGTTAGATACTCCCTCACAAGGCACAACCCCCCCACATGCTACGCCAGAATTGCCATTACCTGAATTATCATAAGGCCATCCCGTAGCATAAGTGCCGTCGCCGATGTAGATGTCGGAGATTTCAAGGATACATCCAGTAGTTGTGCCGTAATCAGGCCAATCTATACGAACATTTGTTATAGAATATCCAGCCCACTCTGTTAATGGGCCACTAATTATCTGCCATACTCCAAGACCGGCAGATGTATACGCTATGGATTGTGATTTAGCATAGTCTGGCGAATAAAAGGAAACATTAGTGGCAAGCGTTCCAGCTATTTGTCTAAAACGAACATATACATATTTCCCTGTGCCACTAAAACTAGAACATAAGCGAACAGCATAAGGGTCCCCGCCAATGTTCGTCCAGGTAAGTGTTCCATTAGCCACAGACAATGTTACATCGTGCAATGATCCCCAGCCGTCAACCCCAGCCGTAAAGTTGCTTCGGTAATCAGGGCTCGCTCCATCCGGCACGGAGGGCATATCATCAAAACTATACCATGTCAGAAGACCGCTAGGCACTACAGTACCTTGAGGATTAATTCCATTATCAGTTTCAATGATTCTAGTTTTTATATCAGTAGTGGCATTTTTCAGTCCACTATACAGGGTATAATCATAATTAACAGTGAAATTTGCTATATTTTGAGCATATTTGTAATCATCGGAAAACGCCTTATTATCAATAACTAAATCATCCCTCACGAATGTGGAGATATCTTGTTCACCTATACCGTAATCCATATAAACCTTTCGACTACTCATGCGTACCCCTGTTTTTTTTGCTTTTCTATGCCCTTAGAGATGGCAGTAACCAAATCACGTTCCGTAGTGACAGAACCTTCGACTGTTATATTATAGGTATCTCCATTCTTATTACTACCTTTACCTGATAAACTTAAACTTCCCCGCCTAATGGCATCCGAGAATTTATTAGGTACTATTATCTCCCCTTTATGTATATTAGCAGCCATATCATTAGGGACATATTCTGACCCTGTTGCTGCTCCTGGGATGAAACCAAAACGTAGTCTAGGTGCATCAATTATGTATTTAGATGCATCAATTATGAATGTAGCAGTATCTGTTGTTGCCGCAGGAGTTGTGCCGTTTGCTGTTGCAATGATATTATTTATTGTATTTTGTATATCTATATCCGGCATAGTAATATCCGGCATATTTATAGTTATTTTGGGAGGATTCGTGAGTAAGGGCTGTATGTTGCCTGAAATTCCTGCTGCAGTAACCAATGCTGATATCTGATCGTTTGTTAGTTTATCATCTTTTATATGTTGTTGAATACCAGTTAAAACCCCTATTCTTTCTGATATAGATTTAAGATTATCCAATTGTTGATCCGCTACAGAAACAGTATTAGTATATTTAGTATCCCGTTGTGCATTAAGCGCATTTACTTGTGATTGATAATCTTGCGCAGATATGGCTCCTACTTCATATAAATCCTGTAAAGATTTTACTTGGGTATCTATGGTGTCATTAAGCTTATTCTTAAGGTAATCTAGGGTCTGACTAAGGGCATCCATAGCCTTAGATGCTCTAACAGCCTTAGCAGCGTCTTCTTGAGCCTTGGCTAGGGCTTCCGTGGTAGTTTTTAGTCTTTCTAGGGGCTTAATATCAACACCAAGCCACCCAAGTGCATGATTTATCCCTTCTATAACTCCATTAATCATATCGATGAAAGCGTTGCCAACAGGGACAATCACGTAATCCTGGAACCATGCAAACGCCGCACCTAACATCTGTAATGGGATCAGTAAGAATATGCTTAATACATAGGCAAAATCCGAAAGTATTTGTATTATCCCAATAAACGGGGCCAGAACTAAACCTATCACAGCACCTAATTGAGTCAACATATCCACAAGCGGCTGTAAAGCATCATTCATAAGAGGTTCCACTACTGCACGAGCACCTTCCAATATGGTTGTGAATGGATTAAGGACTTTATTCACGTTCTCTATAGAAAGAAGAAAGGTGGCTAGAGCTATTGCCAATTGCGCTAAAGGATCGCCGCCTGCTTGTATATTACCCATTTGACTTCCCTGCACAGTATTTATGCCTAAAGTAGAAGCCGCTCCACCTACGCTATTGCCAGAAGCATACATAGCACCAGCATTTGCTTGCTGTTTTTTCCAGTATTCGGAATCGCCCCCAGTAGCGTTAGTGTACTGTGCCAATGCTAAATCCTTGTCTCGTTTAGCAGTCAATGCACGAATATGGGCATCTAATTCATCGGCAAATTTTTCATCATTTCCTAATTTAGCGTAGGCGGCCTCTAAATCTATCGCATATTGTAATTTTATAGCGCTTATTTCATTTCCAGAAACCTCTTGATTTAATTTAGCAATATCTTCCATATATCCTAATTGTTTTTCCGATTGTTTTCTACCCTCTTCTTGATATGCCTGCCATCTTAATTTATCATTAAGAATCAATATTCTAGTAGTTTTAGAGCTTTCCCATTCTTCCCGAGTCGCTGCCTCATGGATAGATTCAATTTGTTTGTCATATACAAGGTCTATGTCGTCTAATTGATAATTGACAAAATTGGATTCAGTGGTGTATTTAGCCTGCATCTCACGTTCAAGCCAATCATCCTTCTTGACTTGAGCTTTGGTGGGGCCTTTTTCTTTTAACTCTTCAAGTAATCGTTGAAGCTCTTGCGCCCTTTGTATTAATGGTGGCATTAATGTTTGCGTTTCGAGCTTAGGAAATAAATCAGATGATTGCAAATTGCTCACCACAGACACAATGGCATCTAATTCAGTGTTATACGCTTTCTTCAAATCTGCTGGATCAGGAAGGATACCCAGCAATGCGTTCACTTTTGTTACTTCATCCGCCTTATCTGAAAAACCCTTTAGAAATGCAAGTGAAGCAGTTTCACCAGTATAAGTAAACTGCGTGTTCATATCTGCAATGCTGTTCCCATTCATAATATCAGTGGACGCCTTGCCGGGAGCCATCATTCCTGTGGGTTTGTTATAATATCCAAATTGGAATAATGGCACGTTCATAGTTTCACTTATAGCCGCCGCCCGTTTCTGCAACTCCGTCAAGTCCTGTGCTTTACTATATTCTTCTATAATACCCGCGTTTTTTCGTTTCTGTGCTTCAATTGATTTATCCTCTGCTTCTATTTGTTTATACGTGGCGCTTGTAATATCATTTATTTTTAGAAGAACCCCCGCCGCTTGGATATTAGATAATGAAAATTGCTGTGCCATATATTTAACTTGAGCAATTTCTGCTCCCTGATTAAATCTCCCTGCATTACCGCCTTTTCCCATGTATTTTTCAAGGGCATTGGCCGCAAAAACTTTGTCTGTTTCTGCCCTACTAGCATCACTTTTAGCTTTGTTTATGCCCGCCATAATAAGAGCAAATCCTGCCGCTAATGCCGCAATAGGTGCCGCTACAGCTAAGATGGCCGGCAATGCACCCATAAATGCAGAGCCTAATCCCGCCACTGATCTACTAAACATAGCAAAAGAACTGGACATACCAGGAATAAATGCCGCTCCATTAGCCATAGCACTTAATTTAGTTATAGTAGCACCTATAGCTCCACCTATAAGATTAAACGTTTCCGGAAGAGCTTTCCAGAATTTTAATCCTGTGGAAATTAGTTCCTTTGCAATTAGAAGGGGGATCAACTTTACCAAAAGAGGCACTAAAGGAATAACTGCTTTCACAATATCAAAAAATCCAGAAGCCAAGTTTCCTAAATCAGTTCCTAACGCAGATATTTGTTCCTTATTATTCCCCAAAATCTTGATGAAATCATCCACATTCTTCTTCAATACATTAAACAAACTCTCAGTCAAAGTACCTGATGCCTGTTGAGCCAAATCAGACAGCATGGACATCTTGCCTTCAAATGTCTTCATATACTCTTCAAAGAATCCAGCAAATTTACCCGAACCAGTAGTCATATTCTGGAATGCTTTTTCTACTTCCTTAAATCCAATCTTTCCTGTTTCGGTAAGTTTTTGAAGCGCTTGAACAGGCTTGCCCATGACCTTAGAAAGTTCCTCATAGATGGGAATACCACGCATAGCAAACTGCATCAAGTCTCTAGTGTATGCCCTGCCCTGACTCTTTAACGTACCATATACATAGGACATATCTGCAAGAGATACCCCTGTAGCCTTGCCCACAGTACCCAACATATTAATAGTAGGTATAAGTTCTTTGACTTGAAATCCATAGGCCATGAGTTGTTTTGAAGCCGTTACTGTATCTTTGAACGTTAATGGACTATTAACTGCATAATTAAATAAATCCACCATCAAGGCTTTTGCACCCGATACAGATTTCATCATGGTGCCAAATGCGGCGGATGAAGTTTCCATAAATGCATTGAAATCAATACCCTCTTTAACTACATTTTTAACTACATTTATAGCTACAGCAAGACTTGCATACTGAGCAACCATTGAGGCGACACTTTTACCTACTCTATTTGACTCTTGTTCAGCAGATATGCCAAACATAGAGAGCAATTTCTGAGCTTGTTTGACATTGGCTTGGTATTGTTGGATTTCTGCGGCAAAACGTACTGTAACCTGTTCGTTAGCCACGTTTTACCCCCTTACTTAGCTCTAGCCTTCTCCATCTCTTCAGCTTCAATGGCCTTAGTCTCATACTCGATGGCAGTCATCCCTTCCAGAATATCCACCGGCCATTCCCGCCAATCCAATGTCCCCCATAATTTTGTATACTGCCAACATTGCAAGTAAAACCCAAACGCGGGATCATTCACATAGCCTTTTACTTCATCTCTCGTAACGATGATATTCTCATCGTTTATCTTCATTGCAAGGACAGGTACAGAACCCTTCTCAGCCCTGTACTTGTCCTTGTGCCTACCGGCCTGTAACAGCCGGTAGGCGACTCTTAGTTTTTTTCGTCAACCTTCGTATTCATCAAATTCTGAAAATAGGTATACAGTTCATCAATAAGAGGATCAAACTCTACAGGAGCACTAAACAGGTCCTCTGCATTGGTAATCTTCACTACAACCTTATTATCACCTACAACCCGCATCGGCTTATCAGTCTTATCCTCACTAATAGGCTTCTCGTAAGCGGCATTGAAAATCTTAGCATTGAACGCCTTAATAACCTTCTTGCGGTCAATCTCTACGTGAGTGGATACCTGACCATCCTTATCTAGGTCAAAGCCATGGGGCATGGCACGTTCCTTAATAGCCATAGTCGGGGCATCATGGGTGACTTTGATCTGATCGGAACCCGTCAAATCCTTGTTATGGTTAAACTCAGGAATGAACTCTCTCGTGCTGGAAACTGTTAGAATCATAGGTGTATATCTCCTTATGAATTGAAATAAGTGGGGGAGTATTTCATCCCCCACTAGGTCACTTAGTTAGTCTTGAAATAGATGATCGGATCGTTCCCATTGAGCCGCAGCCCGCTCGACCAGCTTTGAGCATTCCCTATAGAAGCACCAAGGGAATAACCAAAAAGGTCAATCTGAGCAACCATGAAGGTCTGCACTTCACCCGTAGTAGTATCATCATTAAGATAGAAGACACCATACAGATCGGTAGCAGATTGTGCATTAAGCGCCGCCACTACGTTTGCGGACGTAGCAGAAGCAGTCTTAACAAACCTATTAAGGAAAGAACCTACCTTAGACATTTCTGAGATGAAGTTAATCCCCTCCACCGTACCAGAAACTTCACTTTTGCCCTTCCTGAACTTTTTAACCCCGTCCTGAAGCACAGTCACGTCAATTTCGTCCGCTTTGAAGTCTATCTTAAAAGAACTTACATCAGCGGCGGCGACTGACGTAAGAAGATACGCACTATTCCCTACAGTAAGGGATTTAGCGGCATCCCCAAGAAAAATATCCCCCACAGCAAATCCAGTCGGGAAAACAGCAGTTCCAGAAATAGTTGCAACCTTGTAAAATGCTCCACCAGTCATAGTACCTGAAGTAGTAGCAACAGCGGCACAAGTAGCCTTGAAAAGTGAGCCATCGGCTCCGGTCAGGCGATCAACAGCCATGATTTCCTCCTATATAGTAAAACTCATATATTCTAAATTCGACATATTATATGCCGAAAAATGAACCTTTGTCAAGGTCTATTGACTGCCATAGTATGCAATACCCTAGCAGTAAACTGATAGCGATAACAGCCCGCCGTACCTGCCCATCCTCTAATAGATGAGCATTCACACCACACATCCTTAGCATTTCCCATATTTCCTCTATAATTTTCCATGGCCCTTAAAGCCGCTTCAATCAGATTACTTCCCTTGTACATTTGGGTAGGTCCACAATCCACCGTAATCCTTAAATTAGCCGTTTCCTCAGTAGTATTAAGAGCTATGATTTCTCTCGGCCCTTCCGAATTCTCCACAACCATATAAGGCATTAGAGCACCAGTAGGAGCTTGAATGACAAATATCCCGCTTATAGTAGCAACTGGACTGAACAAACTGACTATACCAGAGACAGTGCAAAGGTAGGTTCGTACATCCTGTGCTATCATACTTGCCTCTGTGAAGCCCAAAAGTTTTTAAGTTCTGCGATCATCAACCTTTTACCCAATGCCTCTATCTGATCTGCAACCGGCCCCATAAAAGGCCATGCGTCTGTTCCATTATCCCTTATATTATTTATAGCATTATATATTTGATGCTCTGTCATTCCTCGTTTCTTTCCCCAATCTATCATTTCCACAATGAACTCTGCGGAACCTTCTGGATTAATGTGGGGAGAACTTCCTCGTTCCCGATATGCGGCGTGTTCATTAGCAGAACCAATATCCACACAATTAGCAGGGGGAATATCCAACATATCCTCTGAATTCTCAGGATTGCTTCTATTGATTGAAGTGATCCACATAAGAGAATTAGTCAAATCACCTTTATCATCATGGGGCTTTGTCAGTTCTTTCATTTTCCCCACACAAACATTTCCAATTCTTTCTAATGCGGCATATACGGGCCTAGTGATATCATTAGGATTCATGGTGAGGAAATCCCCTGTGAAATCTACATGGACTAACCGTTGCATTATCCAATACTCCATGCGGCACGCTTGAGCATACAAACCATATGGGGGTTTATATTCCGCCACAGTTCAGGCCAACCCACTACTTGTCTTTGTGTGCCTCTAGGATCAATTATTCCGTCATTAGGCCCAACTTGGGTTTCATAGGTAATTGGGCAAAGCAGATATTCAGACACATCGGCAAAGTTCTGGTTATTTATGGGGGATTCCGTACCGTAAGAAACTGGCTCTAATCTCCCGGTAATGTCATATAAATGAGTCCAGACAGGATCGCTCCCATCCACTCCTACAGGACGCCATACTTGCATGACTTCCTGGTATTCATCAAATATCACAACCCACCACCAAGATAGGTATTGATTATTTGTTCAGAGGCAACAGTACCCACACTTCCTGGCATGGAATCCATAAGGCCAAGCAACTGCATCCCATAGTTGGTAAGCTGAAGCTCTTCCCTGATTACACCTACACCGCCAAAGGACTTGGATAGACGACCTTCCATAAGATAGGTAATTACACCGGATTGACCACCGCGAGTGCTATTCAACGTCCACATATGGGCGGCGCGTAAAGCCACAGCCATATTCCAATTAGTACCAAAAAAGCCCAAGGAAGTCATCTGTTTAGCCAAGTCCACATATATATCATAATTAGGGGTTGAAGACATAGTTGGAGCTATAACTAATAGAATTTCCTCGGGCTCTATCAAGGTTTACTCCTTACTTCTTCTTTTTCTCGCCAGTTATGGTGCCATCTTCCACACCCTTTGACTGCTCCATAAGTTTCTTAATCACATCCTCACGAATTTCCGCATCCAACCAAGCCTTCAAAGTCTGTGGATTAAACGTCTCTTCCACAATTTTCTTTGCTCGTATACGACTCAAATCCTTAAACACAATAGGTATTCGTACTACATTAGGTTGCTTAGGGTCATCCCCTGGCATTGTATTCTCATCTTTATAGATACTTTCCTTATGCAGTTTTCCGCCCTTTTCCACATCTTGCCACTCTTCTACAATCACACCATCAGCAATACGAAGCAATACTAGATTGCGTCCTTCTTGCCATAGTTTATCATCTACTTCATTATAACCGGGGGCCAATCGAATATATTCCTTAGTTGAAGGAACCTGAATCATCTTAACCCCATTCCTAGTCCAATTTACTAACATAATAACTCCTTGCGCCTATATGGCTACTCATCAAAAAATCCCCTCCTATATTTCAAGGAGGGGATGCATTACTTAAATGCCGTCAACAAAACCGATACTGAGGGGATAGTGGAAAACAACGCCTGCAATACGAGCAAGACATGGAACACTGTACGCCAGCAAATTCTGTTGCGCCGCAAACTGCTCAAAAGGAACAGGCAGAATAAGCTCAAGGTGTTCGGCATCATTCTTAAATACGATGGCACGAGTAGTAAGGCCAGTGTCATCACCAGTCTTCAGTTCATTAAGCCACTCAATCCTCTTGACATACTGATTGGTCTTGAGGAAGTAGTCAAGAACGGTGGTATCAGAATAAGTGCCGAGGCGCTTGGTCCCGATCTGGTTATACTGAGCAAGAGGCAGAAGCATGGTATCAGGAATTTCCATACCATTCGTAGCCGCCACAACTGCATAAACCAGCCCATTCATGTCCGTAAGAATCTCATCCGCAGTCTTGCCCGCCCACGTATACCCACCAGTACCAGAGGCAAGGGTAAACTCAGTAGCGCCAGTGCAAGAAAGGAATCCCACAAGATTAGTAGCAGTGTCGCCAGAAAAGGCAATACTGTTAATCTTATCCTCAATAGACCTACGAGCCGCATCAGCCCTACGAGTCTCAAGGGGAAACCCAGCCATCTGCGCCCTACGAATCTCCTGAATGGAGTAGCCATAGGAAGCGCCAATGTCATGGGGCTTTACGGAAGTCTCAGTACCATAGACATCCACACGGGGGAAATCAGTGGCATAATCAGAAACCATCTTAGCCACACCGACCCTAGTATAGGACCGATAGGTAATTTCAGTGGCGGCAGGACCGGCACTAGAATCAACAGGGAGTAGAGCGAGCGCCTTATTAGGTGCCCACTTCACATCATAAGATTTAGCCTTGACAATCTCAAGCTCCCGCTTGAAAAACACACTCTCGTTCGCGTCAAGGACAGTTGCATCCATATGTTCAGCCATTTTTATACCTCCTCCTTACGCTACGAGCTTAATGCCGTTGACTTCGAGCAGGGCAAGGCCAGAAACGGTCGCCTGTTTACTGCGGAACATGCATCCGCCATTATAATTGCCGGAAGCCGTGGTGCTAAAAAGACCGGCGGCAGTGGCATAAGCGGCAACCGGAGCAGTAGAAACTGCGGCGGAAACGGCAACCCAAATCTGCCCCTTCTTCAGGATATTCACCACATCATACGTTGCGTAAGTCCCCACATCATCATCATGGGAAATCTGACTAGCAACCGCAATACCCATAAAAACATCACCGCTAACATAAGTCTGATGAACAGAAGTCACCGTACCAGGAGTCTGATAGACAGGACGACCAGGAGTAATAGCCGCCGAAGCGGGATAACTCTCAATATCGCAGTCAAGGGCAGACCCATAGAGAAGACCTAGAATAGCGGAATCCATAGTTCCATAAGCAGCCATGATTCCTCCTTATACCTTATCTTTCTTAGTTAGACGAGCCACATACGCCTCATGTGCCTTGCGGGAATCGGCGGGAACCTCGCCACTATTTACAACAACCGGAGCATTGGGGGCTCGAATAGCCGCATCAGCCACGTCAACCTCGGCAAGCTGCTCCACGGCACCATCAAAACGGGCATCAAGGTAAACCTGATCCTTACCGTCAAAATTAGCCTTGGGGAACACCTTCAGGACAACAGCCTTCTGAATCTCAGGCTCTTTCATGTCCTTAACCTCAATGCCAGCCTTGGTAGCAGCATCAAGAATTCGCACCCTACGGGCAACAGCAGCCTCTACAGCCTTCTCATCCACCCTAGTGGCTTCCAGTTCCTTAACCTTGAGATTAGCCTTCTCTAGGCTATCCTTCAGGGTATCCCTATCCGCCTCGATTACAGTCTTGGCAGACTTCTCGGCATCAAGGTCTTTCTGTAGAGCATCATTCTTCTGAGTGGCGAGATTATAAGATTCGATGACCTTAGCCTCACCCTCATACTCTACGCCATCAATACGAATCTTCTTCATATCCGGCATTCGCGTATCCTCCTTATCAATTTCCTTACTATTTATTACGGCATTGCCCGCCGCATCTAACTTAATTACAGCCTGATCCCCTTGTCTTCCTGCGGGAACTACTGAAAGGTGCTGTGCCCGTAACCTGCGCTGAATAAAATCATAGGTTTGGCCACACCAACGAGCATCCGGTTCAGCCGGTTCCAAATCACAAGAATACCCTACGGATAAGGCACGGGTGCCCCCTTCTATTTTCTGTATTGCTTCAGCATCAGTAATAATCATGTCTACTGATAAGTAGTAACCATCGGAAGTCCCTATACTAGGATCAGAAGGATTACTGCCAACAGTTCCTATTTGTACTTCCTTAACATTAGAAGAATCCACTGCAAAGTTAGGATGAAGCATGGTTATAGGAATTAACTTAACTGATTCAAGAAAATCCTTGCTAAAAACCTCTTCAGGGAGGCGTAACTCCTTTCGAATGGTGTTATCCACATTTAGATAATCAAAAATACCCGTAGAAGTAATAACCGCCCGTCCCTTTAAGAACCCTTCAGGAGTCTTTTCAAACTTTGAAGCCATCCACTGTGGCGCTTCTATTCTATCTTCACGTATCATAAAGATTGCTCCTTATGGAACTATTTCCCCTTCTTAGGGGCCTTTCCACCACCACAAGCATCCCCACCCTTCTTATCGCAAGGCATAGGCTTCTTCTCGCCATTCATCGGCTTTTCCTTCCCCTTCATCTCGCCTTTACTCATATTAGAATCCTCCTATATAGTCGAAATCATATATTCAAGGGTATAGTAGCACAAAAGTTTCCCTTTGTCAATCCCTTGAAAATGCTATTTGTGGTGGTATAGGTAATTAAAAACAAAAAGCCATCCTTTTTAGAGGATGGCTAACAAAAGGAATAAAATAAAGACTATTATTCAGAAATAGATGTCTTTACATAACAATACAAGGGGAGATCCTCATTCATTCCGCGAATTTCATGGCGAGGATGAGCTTCTATATCAATACTCCTCACATAATAACCAGTTCGCTTCTCAAACTCCTTAATGTCAATATCAATCTTTTCCCGAACTGCACCATTAAACTTCTGTCTCGCCTCTTCATAGTCCTCTTTAACACTCATAATATCCTCCTATATTGGATAGATAAACTAAACTCAATTATCAGTGCGATACACGCGGATTTTTCCCTCATACGAGGAAGCATCCCCATCTTTGGATATTCGTGTTCGGTGTTCTTCACTAATTTCCACATAATCCCCTGATTCATTGATCTTTATCCTAATTTCCCCATAGTGCATCCCCTCAATACCATTTCTAATAACATCAAGCACTTCAGCGGAACATTTCATACTAAGCCCTCACAGCGCGTAAAGAGCGTGAAATTTTTTGATGGGGACTATCAGGAGTATCTATCATATAAACAAAGGGTGTATCTATTCTACGTCCAGGCCCCCTTATTGCTACCCTAACACATTTTCCAACATAATCTAGCTCCCCCTTAGTTAGATAAGTATTGACCACCTTGCCCAAGAGTCGCTTCCGTTGTATACAAAGCGGAATATAAAATAGCACACATTTACCCCAATACATTACCCAATCAAATCCCTCATTCCATTTCTGATTCATAGTGCCTCCTAATGCAAATTTGATGCAAACTTGGTCTACTGACATCATATTTCCTCCTGATCTATCTCATTATCTATTTCTGACAAAAATGATACAAAATAAGGGCTACTTAAACAGCGGCACATACACTCTATAGAAGGCCCAACTAAAGGCATCATTCCAGTACGCTTCAACCATGTTTTGCCCCCATCAGCCGAGTATACTGTACTATCGCTATATCTACAAACCATGAAATCGATGGCATAATGGGAGGGGACAGCTTTTGGATACATGCCTAGAGGATTTCCCCGCACTCGCATATCCCGCATGGACTGCCATAGGTAGCTATCTATGCCCATGCTCTCATCTTGCGCTCTAGCAATTGCTCCTTGAAGTTTTGCCGTCTGGTCTCTCCCTATCATAGAAGCTCTGTATCCTGTGATTTTATCACTAAGCCCTTGGATAGCCTCTTTCATCTCCTGTTGCGTCCAGCCACTTTGAAAGCCTGTTAAAAGAGTCGTATTTAACTTATTTATATATTCACTACTCAAACTCTTAATTAACTGATAATTCGTCGCTTCCCAACTAGCCTGCATCTCAGGCCACCAACTAGCCCCACTCATCTGCAACGGTATTCCGGCCACAACCTTAGTAATCTTCAGGTATTGCATAGCCTCAAACCCAAAGATTTTTTCAGCTGTGTGGTACAAATATTGCCCCAAAGCACCAGACGATACCAAATTAGTCCCATAGATAAGCAACAGTTCCGCCTCAAGTTCCTTTAGCAATGCCTCTAGCTCATCCGTCTCAGCATCACTTCGCAGATCATCCTTCCGGTATAACTTGGGTAGGATAGTCTGCAATCGGCCTATAGCGTAGTCTACGAGCCGTTGTTGTACTTTGGATATCTCACCAGCATATACTTCTTCTATGGCATGAGGATAGAGCATTCGCGGCAGTTTAGGGTTCTGGTTCTTTAGCCGCCATGCCCTAGTATGTTGCTTACGGTAGAGTTTTACAAATAGCTTAAATTCTTGTGGGGTCATTTAGGAGGGGCCTTTGCAGGAGCCGGTTTAGCCGGATTTGGATTAGCCGGATTTGGATTAGCCGGATTTGGATTAGCCGGATTCAAACTAGCTAATTCCGCCGCTGTAGGTACTGGTATCTCCACCACCCCTTCCAGCCCCAACGTATCATGCCTAACCTCATCCGGGTCAAGCGCCCCCATATTCACATAAATCTGCTTAGTCTGTGCCTCAGTATAATCAACCTTGGCCTTCTCCTCCTCGGACATCTGATACAGGCTATTAAAGGTTATTTCCGGCACCGTCCCAATCTTCTTCCAGGCGCATATCAGATTCACCAATCGCCGTATTGCGGGCATAAGCCTGTTCCGCTGTGTCGCTTCAACCAAATCATAGTAGTTGGTCAAATCACTTTCGCCAGTCGCATTAAGGCCAGCAGGGGAACGTCCAAATAAACGAGTCACCGGAATTCCCGTACTACCCGACAATTTAAGCATAAACCTATCTATTAGTTCCGGCAATCCAGCTACCGTACTATAATCCCTGCCCATATCATCTTCACTGTCCATAACCATAGCATTTATGACTGATTTGGTAGTGTTCATCACCTGAAGCCGCTTGCCAATAGCCGCTTCCCCGCCTTCCATAGACAAAATCTTCTTCAAGTCCTTAATGCGGATTCGTGAAATAATAAACTCATAGAGGATATTAACTGTAGTCTGAGTAACACCACCCAAATCCCGTATATCCTCATAAATAGACTGTAGGCAGGACATACCAAAGTATTTCACTCCCTGTTCCACCCCTAATCGGGAAGGGGTGGGAATAGGATCACCGTGGAATGTAATAACCCTTGTATGATGGAGAAGCATTTCAATATAAGAACTACCTACGTGCATATGAACCTTATACTGAAGGATTTTACCAAATGTAGGGGAATTCGGGTTTACATCATATTTCGATCCGGCTATATCCACATCAGTTCTATCTATAACCTTGAGGAATTCTATGTTCTTTATCTGATTTTCCCGTAGCGGTTCACTTGGCACCCTTCCATCCATAGCCCCTACGAAGATAAGGGAACCGCCAAACAACCGTTGCCACTTTAATGCCTCGTTATAGGTAGCCTCAGCGGATAGACGGATAAGTTCATCGTTTATGGCGGCTACGTTCTTCTTGTCACCCTTCTTACCTAGACTAATCCACTCGCGGGTTTCATCATCAGCCACAATATCCACAATACGCCTACCAAGCCCTTCTGACATATAAATGGATGCCAAGGTATCATCGTCTATGATAAAGAAGTCGCCCTTGACAGTTTTAGTAGACTTATCCATTACCCCACCCAAACCGGCAAGAACATTGTTCCATCCGTCTAGGTTTAGGGGATTGGCCTTGGAGCCGTCTACTATGGCCTTCAAATCATCAGTTCGGGATTGTGCCTCAATAGTGCTTTTATTCGGTGAACCTTTAGGTCTGCCCATTTAGCCTCCAATATACTATATTTATAGTATTAATACATATTTATATACCGAAATATGAGGAAAAGTCAATAGCCCTCGGGATGGGCGTCTTTCCAGTATTTAGTAACAGTGACCCCGCGACATTTACTAGAACAATATTTAGCTTTTTTGGGTAATTTAGTCTGATATTCTTTACCACATACAATGCAATTTTTTGTATACTTCTTTCCAAATTCATGTCGATGCCTGTTTCCACATTTATCACAGCAATATAAAGCCCCTTCTATTGTAGCCATAAAAGTCTTTCCACATTGAGTACAAATGCATTCGTGAGAACGTTCCCAACTTTTCCCTATAGATTCTTGTACATGTTGTTTATGCCAAGCTAGTCCTTCTGGACTACGATGCCATTCTTTCGCGCTATCCCTTATTCTATCAAGATTGGCATACGCCTTCCGTGCAAATTCAGGATTCTCATAATTCCTCTTTCCATGTAAAGAAAGATGGTCTGATGCTTTCATTATTTCCAAATTAGCAGGATCATTATTTTCGTTATCAAAATCCTTATGATGAATATGATATCCTTTAGGTATCTTTTTTTGATTATAAAACTCCCATACAGCTTTATGCAACTGGGGGGCATCCTTACGCCCCTTATTGCCAATAACTTGAAAGTAATACCCATTTGAAGATTGCACATATTCTAATCCATTAAAAATTACCCGTTTGGCTTCCGTCATCCGTACCTCCGAAAATAAGATGACTCAGTATAGCATACTTCAAAACAAAAGTCAAGCTATCAATAGCGAATCACATATCCCAGCAATTCCATCCACGGGATAAGGCTAACATGGAATATCCCCCCTCTCTAATGATGGAACTGAGTCCGTCGATACTATCGTCCGGCTCCACCCCTTCCCGCCAATCTACTATCTGTTCCATGTAATCTGCTCCGCTTTCCTTGGCAAATTCTATCTGTTTGAACACTTCCCCTAAGTAAGTAATGATCTTAACATGCTTTTTCTCTAATTCATGGTAATCCTGCACCCATATGCCTGCTTGTTGAAGCTTGGGATGTAAATCAAAAACATCTGTGGTATACCCTCTATCAGCATTATCCTCTGCATACAATTCCTTAACCCTATATTTAATAAGTTTTCCAACAATAAAGTCAGTCCAATCTTTGATGTGGCCGGGGTCTGTCCATCCGATTACATTCAATCTACCATTCCTCTGCTTGCCAATAATAGTCAAAGCACAATAGTGATCGCCCTTATAAGCGGCATCAATATGGGCTTTTATCTCTATGTTATCATCATGCCACTCGCCCATATGCGGATCAGAGAATAGCATCCCCTCCTCACTCTCAAACTTCAAATCATAGTTAATAGCATATAGAGTAGGGGTGGTTTTTGACTTCTTATCGGCTATTTCTTCAGGGGTAAGTAATCCGGTAGAAGAAACAGGATAACGGCGAATTTCAATGCCTTTACTGCCGTCTTCGGGATGTTCCAGCATTCCCCAAGCATCTTTTTTGCTCCACGGTGTGCCATTGAACATACATCTATGCCCTGGGTCTACAATGTTAGTCCGATACTCTTGCACAATCATTTTAGTGCGTTCCCGTTCTGCTTCGGATATACGATCATTTAGATCAACGAAGTCATCGAGTAAAACGTCTGTCGCGTGTAATGAGATTAGGGCACTATCCAGTCCTAATGCCAGTATAGAGGGTTCCTTTGTCTTTTGTTTCTTTACACTAAGCTCTAACTGCCCTTCTCGTAGCATGGTGAACTTGAATTTTTCCCCCCATGCCAATTCCAGTAGGGGCCTGACTGTATCCAGATTCATCATTTGGGATATGGTACGAATCTCTGAAGCGGCCATTGTATAAGTTTTACGAACTATGAATATGCGGGCATTAGGATGAAACATTAGCCACCAAATAGTGCCTATTTCAACTACAGCAGTGCTCTTATAACTACCACGATGCCCCATAAGTCCAACGTCTTTCTTCGATTCCCATAAAAATCTAATCCATTCTGAATGGAGGGGGGTCAATTTATCTTTTCCGCAAAGATGTCCAAGAAGATGAGGCTGTTCTCGTATTTTCTGTACGTGTGACCAATTATATAAATTTTTTGCCATATATCCTCCAACTATATATTAGTTTCCCTATATAGTAATATGGATATATGGCAATTGTCAAGTGGGCTATTGCCCTACTGCATGGGACATGGGGCCTATATTTTCACTATTTCTACCCCATGTCCTCCATCCCCCTGGGGCTTTCACAATAATCCGTTCTTTTCCATCTACTTCAACTGCTTTACAATACATCCCACAATCGTGATTATATCCCATATTTTCAGTAACCTTGCAATTCCTAATAACCCCATCAATGTCCGCTTTCATCCATTCCCCCTCTAAATCTCCACGTTCTCATATCTAACATCTATAAGCCCTGGAATTACCCTATATTCCATAGCCGGATCACAATACCCACTTGTATCCAGCCAATTTATAGAAATCTTATCCACCCTTATTCCTGTCTTATCATAAAATTCCTGTACCAAACTATTAATTTCCGTTTCCTGAAGTTTGACTTTCAATTCATTTTTTAATGCCTTAATTTGTCCAATGCTAATATCTTGGTTCGTCATTTCTTTCCTCCCACCTTCTCACAAACCTTCCTAATATCTGCCACATTCATCATCCCTACATGCCGTTCTAACACATCCCCATTATCATCCTCAATCTGAACACACGGCAGATTACAGATATTATTATACGTCGCCCTATCCATTTGCTGATCTACATCCACATATTCAAACTTAGCACTATTCTCAATAATACCATATCGAAGCATTTCCTTCGCCACGATAGGGTACATGGACTTACAAGTAGGGCACCAGACTGCACTGAAATAAACTAGCTTCATTTTGACTCCTCATTAAATACTTTAATTGGAATATACATTGGGTTAGTCTGCATACTATGTGCTAAATAACCTAATTCAAAAGCATGTATTACTGCATCCTGTACTATTTCTACCACGCTGCCCTTTATGTCCCCTATATTGTAGTCCTGGTCATTAGGCATAGTCACCCATAGTGCCTTTTTCCGATCCCTGTTGATCATAGTGAATTTTGGCTTATACATGCACTTTGCTCCTATCTATCTCCATAATCATCCTCTCAATCCACGGCCCATCCCACTTCCACCCTTCAGTCCATTCGTCCTGGGTGACTAGCTTCCTGCCATGGAACCCAAACTCATCTACGTCTATAATCCAGGTATCCTTATTGATTCTGGTGGCTTTCTTCATTCCGCCGCTCCTGCACACTATCCTCTCCAAACCACTTCCGAGGATTCCCGCAACACGGCCCACTACAGAAACAATTATGCACCGCTTCTGCCTTGCCAATCTCACATGGATTTACCCTATCCTCACCCACAATAGCCTCCAATACCCTCTTGCTGGTATCCCTATGCTTGAACCACTGAAACCTACGGAATTCCTTGTCCCTCTTCATACGTTCTCCTTAAAACAATCTGGTCTATCCACAAATACGCTAATAGGCGCATCAGGGCTACCCCACCATTCTGCCGCCGCCAATTGTACATCCAACGTCAAGGCCCTACTGCAATCCGTCCCATGCCAACATTCGGTATAGAACGAACAGAAGCATCTATCCCTAAAACTTATCATACTCCCCTCCTATCGCATAATAAGCTGTTGATTCATAAGGCTGAAATGCCACTATCTGTAGTCTCCTTCTCATATCCCGTACATAATCCATACTATTATGCTTTATGGATGTCATACTCAACTTCACATCCCCATTATAAGTCTTTTCCTCAAAAAGTCTACACCACATCTCTTGCACAAAATCCTTATACTCTACCACATGGCACTGAAACAACTTCCAATTTTGATTGTACACCCTTCTAAGCATAATGTTCATCTGTTTCTTAAAATCCTTATCATCCACTAATTGCACACGTCCCCACCTTTCCTAATGCCTTAAACTTGGATATTGTTTTTTCCACTCGTCCCTTGTAGGTACACATTAGCACTACTATCTCTCTAGTATAATACCCCATAAGCCAATAGTAAAGGATATCCTGCTCTAAAGTAGTAAAATCTGACATTAATTGGGAAACCTCATCCGCAATATCCACGGAAATATGTAGTTTGCGAAGTAATTGATAGGATCGTTGGGTATTACTCACTTTATCTGCCCGCTCGGAGGCGAGGAGAGGGCTATCTGACTTCTCGCTCAATTGTCATTATTTTCCCACAAATTGGACATTTGATCATATTGTTTGGAAAAAGAACAAAGGGTGCTCCTCGCGGTTTCATCACTGGAATAGTAATGACGACATCT